TAAGGTATATCAAATAATTGTATGTTCCATCCAGTAATCACATCTGGAACATCCTGCATCCAATAGTTTATGAATGATGAAAGTAATTCATACTCCGTGGGGCAATGATGATAGATTACATCATTCCTAGTATTCTTAAAGGGTTTACTTCCCCAAGTAACGATTTGCTTAGTTGTATAGTCTTGTATTGTGATTGCCAGAATCTCTTCGACGCACGATTCCACATCAGGGAAGCCTTGCTCAGACGTAGTTTCAATATCCAGAGTAACCAGTTTAATCTTAGATATGTCAAACTTGATTTCATCCTCTGGGTATTTCTCTGAAATATATTGATAGATATACCTGTCGTTCCCATAGATCTCAAAGTTCTCAACCTCATCATATCTCTTATAGAACTCACGACAATCCCGTACCGTGCCTGGATTAATTGCTTCAACTGCTTCTCCATTTAATGTTTTATATTTAGTCTTCTTCTTTGACTTCACAAATAGAGTCGGAAAGAACTCATCACGATGTTCATACCTTCTACCATTTTCAACTCCACGAACCAAGAATTGGTTTCCGATTAGCTGAACGTTGGTGTAGAATTTCATTCTTTAGTAAGATCTAAGTATTTTTCAAGTAAGGTGGGGGTTGGTTCTACAAGAGTAAGAATCTTATCAGAACTCAGCATGAATATATCATCTTTGGTCACTTTAAGCAACCAAGGTTCTAGAACTAATTCATCCTTAATAATAAAAGGATTAATTAATTTACAATCAGGTTCACCAGGAACTGTTGCGGCGACTTCTTCAATCTCACTAATCAGAAGTTGTTGACTCATCAGAGTCACTACCTTTATTATCTTGGCCATTTCCTACTACATCCTCCAAATACATTTGTTTTAGTTTTTCTTTTGGTTCCACCATTGTTACCACCCAATCAGATGGAACAGGGATATGTGAATCAGCTGAGAGTGGCATCCAAGGAAACATAGAAACCTGAAAAGCAGACTTCTTCTCTGTAGGTTCTTGACCTTCTTTTAGTTTTACTACACATGCCTTATCAAAGAAATATCCAATGACTTTTTTATCTTCGTTTTCTCCTACAATCATTTCTGTAACATCAGCAATGATGTCTTCTCCTGATTTTAAGAGTATCAGTTTAACCGTCATAATCTATATTTACCTCCTTTTATTATAAGAAAAAAAAGAGAGTCTGTCAAGACTCTCTCTTCTTCTCAATTTCTGCATCTACAATGTCTTGCAGTTTTTCAAATTCTCTAACACGTTCAATATCCATCAGCAATTGAGATAGTTGAGTAACCACTATAGGTTTTTCATTCATAGATGCAGATCTAACTGCTGCTCTAAGACTCCCTTCTGCTTCTAGTAGATGGTCTAATGTTTGTTGTGATAAAGCCATAATTAAAGATACTCTTTCCGAGCGTGATGTTCTGGTACTATCTTATTTAGTTCCACGGTGAGAAGTCCATCCTCAAACTTGACGGATCCAACCTTCGTATCATCGGTGATCGTCCAGACCCGTTCAAAGGAGCGTTGGGCCAATCCTTTGTGGACAAATTCTCCATCAACTTTTGGTTCTTCTTTCTTGCCTTCAACATGTAGTTTTCCAAACTCCGTATAGACTTTGAGTTCATCTTTCTTAAAGCCCGCAAGTGCGATTTCGAGTTTCGACTCATGATTATTCAACTGTATTAAATTATATGGTGGGTAGTTGGATTGTGGAACATCTGAATTAAAGAAACTATTCAGATAATCATCCATTCCTATACTGTTCTTAGTTATCCTATCAAATAGATCAGGAAGATTTGCAGAGTGATACCTTGCTAGTGTGTTCATGGTTCTCCTTATTAAGCGAGTGTGAATTATGTACCCTTACGGCGTACACTACTAATTATACAAGAAAGCATTAAAAAGAGGGGTGTGAAACCCCTCCAAATTCTATTCGGTTTTCTTTAATCTAATACTAATCTACATTCACTAATACAACTTTTGTCATCTATTGCACAGTCAGTGATACACTCAAAGTATTCCGCTACTTGATCTGTACCATCGGTCTCCTCATATGAGGGCCATGCTTTGAGATTATTATACGAGATTAAATTGTGCATTTTCCCTCCAGTGTACTTCTAATAACATCCATAACCAATTTAGTTTCGGATCATTTGTTTTCATTCTAACACAAAACTATTTATATGTAAAGCACTTTTTTTCCAGACTTTCGTAAAGTTAAGTATCTTCTGCTGGTTTAACTTTCTTACCTATATTATACTTCTGTTCTAATATCCATTCACCTTTATCTTTAAATGCAAGAACCTTAATTTGATTGAGAGGTGCAATATCTACCACTGCTTCAGATTTCACTACAGATATAAGTCCCCAATCAGAAAGAAGACGTGTGATACGATTCCGACGCTGAACATCATTAACAGTAAGGTTAGCGTGTTTCCCATCAAGAGCAAACAATTCCTTAAAGTGAACTATGTAATACTTACCTTGCTTGTGTAATATATGACAACTTTGATATAATTTCTTTTCTTTTCTTGATGCTACACCAATTCTTGTGAGAGTTTCTCTTACCTTTAAGAAATCATCAGGTTCATTGAGAAGCACCTCTACCATTTGATCTTGCGACCATTGTACAGTGGGCTCAGTGGTAGTCATTTCGATCCTCCAGTTTCAAGTCGTTGTTTAATAAAATTAATTTGTTCAGGGGTTAATATCTTGAGGGCATTAGATGCCTTTTCATTACTATAACCATAGTATTGTTTAATGATTTCAAGGTCTGTGACTTTATCCTTACGGAGCCAGGGACTGAATCTCTTCTTTTTCCTAAGTGTATTTAGATAAAATGAATATTGCATGTCCTTGTCTAGGAAAGAATACTTATTCATTTCATTAGCAAAGAGAATACAATCAAGATGCCCTGACAAACAACGATTAATAATATATGGAGGATAATCCTTAATCGCTGCAGGGTCTTCCTCAATAAGATTTTCCTTATTGAAGTTAATAGAATTTAGCCAATCTTTCAATTCGATCATCTTCCTTCTCTTGATCTATTACGAATAGTGATATGATTACCTTCAATTTTAAACTCTAGGTAATCAGTGTGATCCCACTCAAGTTCTTCATACAGAGCATTTAATTTGTCCATATCATCCCACAAGTCGGTAGGAGTAGGTTCTCCCCAAAATGGATTGTCGTCTGGATTCATCGTATTATTTGAATGTTGTCATCTTCTGTCCAGAGTTCGACCTTATCTCTGAAACGACCTTCTTGTTTAAGTTTCTCATAACGTTTTCCAGCTTTACGCTTCCACCAAGATATAATGTTATCTAGGTAGAATTTATCCCAGTTCTGACCACGTATTAACTTATCTTGATCTCCACGTAAGACTTCCCTAACATTTCCATATCCATAATCAGATGTATATGCTCTCTTTCTTTGAGTAAGATTAAATGCATTCTTAATTACTCCATTAAACTCCTCAAGTTTCTCTACTTGACCATGCTCTATTAAAGACTTCTTAGTCCAAGCAATCATCTTAGTTTGTCGTTTCATTTTCTTGGACGAAACATAACTAGGAGTTACAGGAGTATTATTATTAATTAAAGTAAATCTATTATGAAGTGTATGAAATGCTGTATCGTGAAGTAAAGGAAGAAACTTACTATCTGTCAATCCTCTAAATCTTATAAAAGGTTTAAGCCCATCATACTGAGAAGCAGAGGTTGTAGAACCATATAATGAAGTAGTTTCAAACCATCCAATATCTTTATCAAACACCTTATTTAAATGCTCTCTTGCAAAATGAGAGACACACATCAATGCAAGAAGTTTTCCACCTAAACAATTATATCCAAAAGGCTGTGAAGGAACAATCGCAAATCCCATTGCAGCATGACGATTGAATATAGAAAGGTTTGCTGGTTGCCCCAGATATTCATTCCTTGGTTTAGAATTAATAGTAGGAGAACCAAATCTAATAAATCCAACTATCTTCTTACTATTCTTTTCATATATTATCCAACGTAATTCTCTACCAGGAATATTCTTTTCAATGATTGCCGAAGAAGTGGCAGTCAAAAGTTCATGATAATATGCTTGAGGTACAGACTGTTGAAATCTCTCTCCAACAAATCTAACCTCAAAATCCATATCTTCAGGATGAACATCTTCATTAAAAAACTCATCCTTCAAAGAAACTATAGACTTACCTCTTTGATTAACTGCTGCTTCTTTAGTTACACGAATATAATCCTCAATAGTATCAAATCTTTTAAAATAATTAATAAATTGATCAGCAGCCCATAAAGAATCATTTTCACTGATTATCATAATTTAGTTCCAATTGGAGATTGGTTTCAAACTTTGTATAAATCGGTGGATGAAAATTACAATATTCATTAAAAGTAATCTTCATTTCCTTTTCCGTCAGTCTACAATGTTTTGCTGCTGTTGGCAAGTTCCATTTTGCTGAAAACAACATCTCCATTGCTTCTCTGGTTTCAACTCTCATGTTTATGATCCAACTTTCCAGACATCTCATATGCCCCTTTGTTTCCACCATGGCCATGTGCTATTCCTAGTTCATGCATCTTAGCATGTTCATCAATAGGATCTCTTAAATCTTTCTTACCTGGTCCTATTGTAAGGTACAATCCATACCCCATGATAAAGAATAATAATCCTACGATAATGAATACTAAAATCATTTGTTCTCCTTGAATGGTTTACTGTAATATTCTCCCAATGTTCCACTCATTAATGTTTCACTAATAGGACCGTTGGGTGTTTTAATGGTAGGTTCTACATGGTCATTCTTTTCACCAAATTTTCTTTTTGGTAATTTTGATTCCCATGCATCAATTAATACCTGAAGCTCTTTGATTCTCTCTTTTGCTGTAGAGATTTTTTCTTTTAAGTTCATTTGAATTTACATTCTACCATGATCTCAGTGAGACATGCAAGCATATTTATCTCTTGGTCCGTGGCGAATGCACTTTGGTACTGGTACTTCGCAATAATAAGAACGGCAGCAGGAATAGAGCTAGGGACAAGGGATTCGTAAAGACTATTGTAAACACGACGCAATAATACAGAAATATCATTATCCATATTATCGACACACCATTTACGTACTTCCGAAAAGTTCTTTTCTTTGAGGTTTTTAAGGAGATCATTTACCTTTACGTCACTAAAATATGCAAGTATACCACTATCTATTTTACCCCCTACTGAATATCGTTGACACTCATTAAGAACTCTTCTCCAATCAGGATAGTGTTTCCTAATGAGTTCCGCTAGAACTTTTTTATCTGCTTCTATTCTTTCTTGTTCCAGAATTGAGTTAAGACGCTTGAAAAAGCATGTTGCGATATCTGCTTTTTGTTGTCCTTTGATTCCAAAGTCGATGACAGTACATCGGCTGTGGAGGGGTGGAATGATTTTGTTCTTGTAATTGCAGGTAAGGATAAATCTGCAGTTGTTGGAGAACTCCTCAATATTCGCTCTAAGAAGGAGTTGTACGTCGGAAGTGGTATTGTCTGCTTCGTCGATGATGAGGACTTTATGCCTTGCCTCAGAAGTAAGAGAGAGCGTTGATGCGAAATTCTTCGCATTATTACGAATGGTATCAAGAAACCTTCCTTCATCCGATCCATTAATGACATAAACATCAACTCCTAATTGTTTGCATAAGGCCTTTGCAACCGTAGTCTTTCCGCATCCTGGAGGACCAGAAAGAAGCATGTTTGGTATTTCACCTTTATTTAGAAATTCTAAAAAGATTTTTTTAGTGTGATCTGGTAAAATACAATCTTCAATTGTTTGGGGTCGATACTTC